ATATAGAGCAAGCGAACTTGCTCTATCTCGATGTGTTCTATTGGAAGTCTATGACCCGTTCTGTGACGAATGGTACGAGAACGCAATGTCCCCAGATGATTTTGCCGTCAATCGTTCGATCATACGTTCCACATCCCGTTACCCAGTTGATAGCAACCCACGAAAACAGAAGTGCAATCACGATCGCTTGTAACATTTCAATCATGCGTTCGATCATGTACCTGCCCTCCGTGTTACGTAGTATGCAACGTAGTAAGCGTCGTCGTCGTTCGTGTATTCGTGATCTCCGTTGTCTTGTACGGGAACGATACGTTCGCTATACCTTGCACGTGGTACGGGTGGTAGTTTGTAAACGTCGTCTTTTGGTGTGTTGTTTGCGTACATGAATGTCTCCTTTCGTACGTTTGGACACAAAAAAACCCGTATGCAGAATACATACAGGCTAAAGCGTTTTACGTATCAAACGCTTTGGTATGGGCATACGATCGTATGTATGCCCACCCCAAAGAGTTCGGATTATCCGAGTGCTTTCACGAGGGCGATTTTCTCCTCACGTGTGAGGATACCTTTGCCCGTAGCAAGCTTTGCTTTCGCTCGTGTGAGGAAGTGTGCAGGTGCATTTGCGAAGGCAATTTGTGCCTGCGCAATCGCTTCAGCAGTTCTGTTGTCCTCTTGTACAGGTGCAGGTGTAGGTGTGCCTCCACATGCTTGAACAACGGCGTTCCAGTTACGTAGACGAAAACCTTTAACGCCTTTGGCGATGAAGGCGTTGGCACGTGCTAGCGCGTCTGCTTGTGTGCATGTGCCGTTTGCCAACATGTCGATTACGTCTTTGGCTGATGTTCCTGCGAGTGTGTTTACTTGTGTCATGTGATTTCTCCTTCACGTTTGACGTTGACATTGAACCAGTTTCCAGAACTGGCATCAGCACTAAGCCAAGTCCTTTGGACTTATCACGTTAGGCAAGGACGACTGTGATGCGTAAACGCACTAACCTGCGGAAATGGTTAATGTTTTCATACGCACGGACGCAAATCCGAAACGTCTCAACCCCTCATTTCCCCTACGTAGGGAGTGCAAAAACAAGCAAAATCAAGGGCTTAGGCTCTACGATTGTCACTTTTGTGACAATAGGGGGGCGTACCGGGCGTCCCGCGAATTGATTTTCGTCAACGCCATTCTCGACCCCCTTAAAAAATCTGAGGAAAATTCAAAATGTCCAACAAAGAATACGAAGTAAGAGCAAAACTCACCCCTCACCAAGTGGCAAACGTACGTGCGGGTATAATGAAGCGTGTAACAAACCAGTTAGACGACGCACATTCTGTGGTTAAAGGCGAAATAGAGTGGTCGCCCACGCAAGCTAGGGTATTTGCGACTTTATTAAATAAAGTTGTACCCGATTTAACTGCGTCATTTGTGCAACATGAACACGCATTACAAGAAATGCCAGAAAAGATGTCCCGATCACAGCTAGAGATGATCGCTTCTGGCGTAAATAACATTATAGACGCAGATAATTCTGAAGAAGTTAAAGAGGATACACAATGAGCCTTACTGCACAGCAAGCAGCACAGCATTTACTACGTTTAAAAGCGGCAGAAGAGGGGTTTTTAGGGTGGGTCAGACTAGTTCAGCCTAAATGGGTACTACCTTCGTTCCATAAGCACCTAATAAAAGCCCTCGATTTGCTAGAAAAAAACGAATTAACTTCTCATTACGGCAAATCCGCAGCTGAACGCCAGAAAATAGAGAAAGTTCCCGTACGAAACCTACTGATTACCATGCCTCCCCGTCATGGAAAGTCCACATACGGGAGTGTTTTGTTCCCTGCGTACTTTATGGCTAAGAAACCCAACAGGTTTCTTATGTCTACGTCCTACAATTCGCAACTTGCTACCGACTTCGGGCGACAAGTACGTGATTTGTGCCAAGAACCCGTCGTATCGCAGACATTTCCAGACTTTGAGATGTCCCCGGACAGTCGAGCCGTAGATCAATGGCGTACTACGAGTGGTGGTGCTGCCTATTTTATAGGTGTTGGTGGTACAACCTCTGGTCGTGCCGCAAATATGCTAATATTTGACGACCCATTCAAGTCAAGAGAGGAGGCAGAGAGTGCAACACAACGCAATAAGGTATGGAATTACTACGTTTCTGCCCTATCCACTCGTTTACAGCCCGATAATGATGGGACACCACCCTCACAAATACACATACAAACACGATGGCATCCCGATGACCTAGCAGGTCGCCTTATGCAGACCGACGATTGGAGCGAAGGACGTTGGTTACACATTAATTTTAAGGCGATCGAGGATTTAGAGATACCCGGAGAGAAAGTTAGCAGGGCGCAACTACCCAAAGACGACCCTAAATACCTCGAAGGCACAAAATTACAGAAGTTATCGCATGGTAAGAGGTATATAACTAAGACAGTTAAGACAGCTTTGTGGGACGAAAGGTTTTCTTTGGAAGATTTAGAAAGAAGGCAACGCCTCAACCCACGAGAGTTCGCCTCTCTCTACCAACAAACCCCCTACATAGAGGGTGGTAACTTAATTAGGTCGCATTGGTGGAGAACCTACCCATCTGACATGAAGCCAGAGCGATTTGTTTCATTAATAATAGCCTGTGATACAGCCTTTAAAGCCAAAGAAGATAATGATTACTCTGTTATGCTTGTTATGGGACTAGATACTTCGGGTGATATATATGTTGTAGAGAACCACAGAGGTCGCTACGAGTTCCCAGAACTAAAAAAACGTATGATTACCCTCAATAATCTATGGCGAGGTAAGGGATTAAGGGGGATATATATAGAAGATAAGGCATCCGGGCAGTCGCTTATACAGGAATTAAAAAGAGAGAGTGGCGTATCTGTCATTCCATACAAGGTATCTAACGATAAAGTGTCTCGCTTAAATGCAGTCCTTCCTCTTATAGAAGGGGGACGAGTTTTCCTACCATCTACGGCAAACTGGCTAGATAACTTTTACGATGAGTGCCAAACATTTCCTAGCGGTACTTATGACGACCAAGTTGACGCTTTATCGATAGGACTAGATGTGCTTGCAAGAACACCCGCAACTGGCGAATACTACAAACCCCCTGCCTTTACTCTCGATTTTAATGACAAATCTTTTTGGTCAAATCCCAAAGAATTTGGAAAAGGTAAAAAGCCCACATGGAAGGGTTGGGGTGAATAATAAGGACGACTACAGACAACTAAGAGGTTAGGTTTTCAACATGAACACCACAGTAACAACGAACTATAGAGCCGAGTACCTTCCGGGTGACGATGGTATTATTGTCGATCTGTCAGAACATGCAGATCGTTTGATGGCTTATGAAGATATATCTTCAGAATTATCAGAGGAACAGGAACAGCGTTTAGTTAATTATATTAAGTCAGCTATGCAGATGTCCTACGATCGCATCTCCCGTAGGTACGATCATTGGAAGGAAGCTGACAGGGCGCACGACGTATATGTACGTCCAGACGCAACAGCCTTCAGAGAGAAAGCTGTCATTGCAGATAGTCGTGCCATAGCTGATACAGTTCTTACTTATTTAATGGCTGCCCTTACGGGCAGAAACCCGATGTTCCAACTCGAAGGATTAAATAGGCAATCGAGAAAATCATCAGCTATTATAGAACGTCTCCTTCATCAGCAGATGCGACGTACGGCAGGTGAAGCCCGTATAGCTCAACATCTTTTAGATAGTATTCGATATGGCTACGCTCCTACAAAAATTATATGGGACGCTGATACTCGAACCAACGAGATTGTAAACTTCGATCCACGTAGAGTTTTCCATGATCCAAGAATACAATGGGGTGATTGGGACAAGATGCAGTTCATAGTTTTCTCTGACTACTCTTCCTACGATGCTTTGAAACAATCTAAGATGTATCCGAAGCTAGACGTATATCCATCTTTACGTAACAGATTAAGTCCTCCATCTGGAGGTTGGGATGCTCATACTTGGCATCAAGAAAAGGGACGTGGTTTATCTATCGACCCTGCCGAACGTAATCGTAGAGAGAACGGGGGTTCTTTCTTTGCGTTAGGGGATAGCCGGGTTGTCGATGAATGTTGGATTAGACTGGCAGGATATGAAGTTAATCTACCACAAGTGGATCAGCTTTGGTTAGTAGCAACAGTATTAGATGAGCATGTCATCATACGATTTCAGCTTAATCCATACGGCAGACAATTCCCGGTAGCGATCGGTGGACTGTATCAAGATGCCCACAAATCCTACGGGCAGTCACTCTACGATCTTATACTACCATTACACGATGTAGCTACGTGGCTTCTACGATCACGTATAGATAACGTACAGGCGGCACTTTCTAATTTAATTTTTGCCGACCCTTCTCAGATAGCAATGAACGATCTCATTGATCGTAACCCACACGGGATTGTTAGAACGATGCCCGGCACCGAGCCCGGTAAAGGCATTTTCATTGCCCAAGTACCAGATGTAACAAAGGGACATTGGAATGATATACAGGCTATGGGTCTACTGAAACAGCGCTTGAGCGCTGCTTCAGACGCACAGCAGGGAATACCGACAGCCGAAGGCGGGGTAAGAACAGCTACAGAAATACAGAGGTTAACACAATTAGGATCGCAAAGACTTGGGGTTCTTTCCAGAATTATATCCTCTACGTCCATACGACCGATGGTTCGTATGATGGTATCGAACATACAGGATTTCTTTTCAGAGGATGGATCAATTAGGATTGCCGCCAACGATAGTGCTGCTGAAGTATCTAATATGGTGGATCAAGGATACTTAGATTTTGGATTAAAGGACATACAGGGTGAGATAGATTATCTAGTCGTAGACGGAACATTACCGCTCGAACCCGCTCGAAATGCCGAGACTTGGATTAATATGCTTAAAATCCTAAACGAAACTGGTATGGCAATGGAATACAATGCAGGAAAGATTGTAGAAGAAGCCATACGATCAATGGGTGTATCAGACCTAGATCAATTTAAAATCTCAAAAGAACAAATGAAAGAAGGTCTACGTCCTTCACAACAGATGATGTTGATGGAGAAAATGCGTGGGGCAAGTGTTAAACCAAATGAGCAAGTCCAGAAGGAAGTAGAGAAAGGTAATCTAGTTCCTCTTAAAAGGAGGGCAGAAGATGAAAACCGACAGTCGTAATCTAGCTTCAAAGGTAGAAGCCGTTATCAGAGAATATACTGATGCCAGAATAAATGAAGAATTAGCACCATTAAGGGACGACATAGCTACCCTTAAAGATGCTATATTGCGTTTAAGAGAAAGTTTACAGTCTGATTTGGGCAATGTTACGGGTCGTATGACAAGCATGGAAACATTGGTCAACATGTCCACCTCAAGATTAGCTAAACTTAAAGAGATTGCAAAAGAGGTTAAATAATGGCTTTTACTAGAGTTCCTTCGGAACAGCTTAATTTTAGAAGTGCAAGTACAGGTACGCATTTATTAGATACTTACTTGGAGGACTGTGAAAAAGGCGGAATAACCTTATCGAATTTGCTGAATAAAATATTTAACGAAACAACAGGTGCTATAGATGTTTTCACATTTAGTTACGATAATACTAGCGGAAACGAAAAACTGTTCCTCAAAATTGGGACGGATGGGGCAACCAATGAAATTGCTTCGTTCACTCAGTTATTTTCCGACCTTAATTCCTTTAAAGCTACCGCGCTTGCGGATATGGAAACCAAAAGGGTTAATGCCGAAAATTCGGCTACCAATGCTTCGACTTCCGAAACCAATGCCCTTTCTCACAAAAATGATGCAGAAACTGCGAAAACTGCTTCAGAAGCCGCTCGTGATCTTTCGCAAACTTACGCCAACCAAGCGTTCCAAACAACCCCGACAGTAATAGGTCAAGGCATATTACTAGCACAGTTACATGGATCGCTCTTTGATGGGA